TGCCAGGTTTGCCATGCGGCTGAACTTCGCAACCGATGACGCCCAGAGGTCGTCGGCGCACTGTATGACCTCGGCAACAGCGGGCGGTATCTCATCGGGATTCTCCATCGCAAGCAGGTTCGCCCGCACAGTCTTGTCAATCGAATATTTGCCGTTGACCATCATCAGCTTCTTGGCCTGCTCACCCACACGCGCCAGCACCCACTCGCGCATCTTGGGGCTTCGCACGCTGGTGATCTCGCCTTCGGTCAGCTCGGCCACGCGCTCTTCAATCTCCAGCAGCTCGGCCTCGGCGTAGCGCATGGCGACTTTGGCCAGCGGCACGTCCACCAGCACGCCTCGGTCGTTGATGCGCTCGTTGACATGGTAATCCGACAATTCAGATTCACTCAATGGCCGTAGCGCCTTGCTGATCTCGCGCATGACCCGCACGTCCTGCTCGCAATAAGCGATCATCTCGGCCATCAGCTCAGGGCTGTTGTTGAAAGTGCCGTCAGCGCGGGGGATCGACAGCAGGCGAATCAGTTGCGCGCCGCGATGGTCCTTCTTCATGGACGCACTGGCAAAGCGGCCAACGTCTTCCAGACCGCCTGGGGCGCAGTTGGCACGGGCTTGTGTTGCGGTGCAGTAGAACTGCTCCAGCTTAGGCGCCGGCACATCAAAATCCGGGCACACGACGTACCACAGAATAAGCCGGTCAAAACTAGCGTTGTGAACGTATATCATCCCGCCGTTGGCGAAATGATCGGCTACGCGTTGCGGAAACGGCGAGCCAGGCACCCACGTCTGCACGTCCTCGTCATCAAACGCATACGACAGGCACAGCAGCTCTGTCGAGGAGTCTTGCGCGTAGTTATACGATCCTCTTGCTGGAAGATCAATGCGGCTGCGCGTTTCCGTGTCAAGCCACAGCGCGCTCATGCGAACCACCACACATAGCCATACGCCGGTTTCCCGCGCTTCATCGCGCCGCTGATGCCGCCAGTTTGTTTGCCACGCAGCGCAATCTCAGCAGCAATTTGGCTTTCAAAACGCACCATCGTTTTGGTGCGTAAGTTGATACCCATGACGCGCTTTTCCGGTCTGACGCGCCGCCCGCCGGCAAGTGCATGAGCAACATTTTCCTTGCGTGACACCCACTCTAAATTGTCTACGCGGTTGTCACTCCGAGAGAAATTTTTATGATTAACTTCGCTCAGCCCTAAAGGGTTAGGCAGAAACGCGTGCGCCACAAGCCGGTGTATTGTTTTGACCACGCGGCTTTTCTTTCCGCCTGAATAAAGATGTACGCATGTGTACCCGTGCGTCATCCTATTTGGTCGTAGCTCTCGGTCGCCACCCACAGACCATACCCGTCCTTGATTGCTAACCTCATACTTTCCCTCGTAACCGGGGATCATTTTCCAAGTTTCGGTCATAAAAAAAGCAGGGACCGAAGTCCCCGCTCTCACTCTCAGGCAGCGCGACGACGACGGCCCGTGGGGGCGGGCGCGGCTTCCTCGGTTTCGGCCGAGTCATCACCATTCATGCTGACCCACTCCAGCACCTCGAACACCGGGGTGTAGATTCGTCCATACGATTTATGGGTGTAGTGGTCCTTGCCCAGCTTGACGATTGCCACCGGCTTTTCCTTGTCCTTGTCCACTTGCGTGGCGACAGCCACAGCCAGTGCCTGCACAGCCTTACGGCCGCCGACGCTGGTGGTGGTAAAGCGCGCTTCCATGCCGGCGTCATCGCCGCTGATGCACTTGAGCGACAAGCCAGTCTGCGGCTCCCAGCCCTTCTTGGCGCCAGGCGGGGCCGGCTCCAGCTCAGGCAGCGGCTCGGTGACAGACACCAGCTTTTCGGCCAGCACTTCGCCGTCACCCCAGGCGATGAAGCCGTGGACAAACGAGAAGGGATTGACCGCCCAGCGGGAGTCTTCTTCGGCCTCAGTCTGATCAGCACCGAAGACCCAGTGCCCCGTGCGGTCCATCTTGATGATGGCCGTGGTCGAGGCGCTGACATCGTTGGCGATGGTGCGAAGCGCGGTGGACAGGGAAACGACGGAAGGCAGGTTAGCGCCAGAGAACTTTACGAGATTCGACATACAAACTCCATTACAGTTTAGAGAGGGCCTTTGACAGCCCGATGAACGACTGCACCGCTGGCCGGGGATCATCCACCGGGGCGAGCGTCGTACCTGACGACTCGGACTTGATCAAGTCCTCGGGCAGTTCGCTAAAGCGCTTCTTGAGCGCCTTCTCGGCCTGCGCCGGAGACATGATCGAAGTCTCGACGACGACAGATTCTTTCAGACCCATTTCTAAGAGTGCCCTGCGGGCTTTCTCATCATCGGTCCACTTGCGACGCGCTTGTTTTTGCACGATCTTGTAGCCGGGCACTTCAGCGCCCTTCTCAAGCATGCCAAACGCCAGCGCGCGCAGGTCTTTGATCCAGTCTTCCAAGAGGTCGGCATTTTGCAGGGCGCGACCCAGCGTGTCAACATCCAAATTGATGATCTGCTGCTTGATTGCGCGCTCTACTGCGCCGTTCATCTGCGGGCAGATCGGCTTGGCCGCGCACCAGCGGCAGTGATCGCCCGTGACGATACGCGCATCAGGACGCTGCGCCTCTTTGACCGCCGCGACCAGCTCACGCTCAAAGCGTTGAATGCGCTCGGGCGTTGTCGTCCAGCGCTTGATCACGGGCGGCTGCACGATGATGAGTTCAATCTCGGTTGCGCCATCAAACACCCACTGCGCCTTCTCGGTACGCATAGCCGCTGCGGCGTAGAACATGAGCTGCGGGTTCTCTTCGGCTGGCACCGCCACGCCAGAGCCGAACTTCCAATCGAGCACGATGGCCTTGTCATCGATGCGGCCCAGAAAGTCGGTTGAGCCAAACACGCCGGGCAGCAGATCGCCAAAGTTCACCAGCGTCTCGACAGCGTACTGCAAGCGGTCGTCGGGGTCGATCTCGTCGAGCGCCGCCAGCGCTGGCAGCAGCTTCTCGTCGATGAGGTCTTGCGTGAGTTCCTGCTCGTTGTACTTGGTGCCCAAGAAGTCTTCCGGTACCAAATCCGCACTATCAAGCAGTTCGCTGATGACGTTGTGCAGCAGCGTGCCTTCATCGGCGTATTTGCTGCTGGGCTGCGGGGGCATTTGCTGCACCAGGGCCACGCTGCCTGGGCAGTTGATCACACGCTTGGCGGTAGAGCCGCCGACGATCTTTGAGTGTTGCACTGTCGTTTCCCGTTGTTGAAGCCCCACTTTAGCACAGAAAAATATCTTGTGCAAAAGTTTTTTATTGTGATAGAGTGCGGGCCATAGACGAACTTGCAAGAGGAGAGAACACATGAGCCAGAAACCGACGATCAAAATTGATGGCGTGGAAATCAGTCAGACTACAACGTATATCGACTACGACGCATGGCTTGCAAGTCCCCTTACAAAAGCCCTCAAAGATAAACTTGACGCAGCGGTGGCTGCCGAGCGCGAGGCGATAGCTCAAATGGTGGAGGATGCCCCGCCGCTGGCTGAATTCGTTAAAAACGATAAGGGTGGCTGCATGGTTTGTGGATTCACGCCCAAGCTGGCTGCCGCCGCCATCCGCGCTAGGGGCCAGCAGTGAAAGAAGCCGAGATCGAAAAGCACTTCGACTGGACAGTCCAGCGCATGGGCGGCAAGACGTACAAGTTCACATCGCCAAACCAGCGTGGGGTTGCGGATCGTATCGCATGTATGCCCGATGGCACAACATGGTTCGTCGAACTCAAGACCAAAGGCGGACGGCTGTCAGAGTTGCAGAAGATCTTCTGCTCTGACATGGCGCGTCTGAAACAGAAGTACGCGTGCCTGTGGACGAAAGAACAAGTAGATGGGTGGGCGCGTGAAGCTGCGTGATTATCAAGAGACAGCCGCCGACTTCCTGTACGAACACGACAGGGCGATGATCCTCGCGCCAGTGGGCGCAGGCAAGACGGCCATCACGCTCACGGCCATGAAGGCGATGCTGGACGACGGCGTGGTCAAGCGTTGGCTTGTGCTCGCCCCTAAGCGCGTCTGCACCGACGTGTGGCCTGTCGAGGCCCCGAAGTGGGCACCGGGTCTGGAGCTGGCCGTCGCTGTGGGCACGCCCGCCCAGCGCAAGGCGGCGCTGGGCGCCCAAGTCGTCGTGATCAACTACGACAACATCCAGTGGCTGGCCGAGCAACAGCTCTCGTTTGACGGCGTGGTGTTCGACGAACTCACGCGCCTGAAGAACCCGTCCGGCGCCAGGTTCAAGGCGCTCGCCAAGGTGCTCGACTGCCCGATCCGCTGGGGCCTGACTGGCTCGTTCACCAGCAACGGCTTGGAGGACGTGTTCGGCCAGTGCAAGATCGTCGATCAGACGCTGCTGGGCCGCTCCAAGGGCGCGTTCATGCAGCAGTACTTTGTTTTACTCAACCGTGAATTCGGCGACTGGGCACCGCGCCCAGGCGCACTGGCGAAGGTGATGGAGAAGATCAAGCCCGCCACGTTCGTGCTAGAGCCGGGCGAGTACAAGGACAAGCTGCCGCCGCTGCACACAGTCGAAGTGCGCTGCGACATGGACCTGACCAAGTACAACGAGATGAAAAAAGACTTTGTCGTCGAGTTCCCCAACGCGAAAGCGATTGCTGTCAACGCCGGCGTTGTAACGGGAAAGCTGCAACAGATGGCCTCGGGGTTTGTCTATGAGACAAATAGTTTGCCCTCCATCACGCCCGGTAAGTTCATTGTTACACAAAAATCTGTGTGGTTTAGCACACACAAGTTTGACCGCCTTGACGAACTAATCGAAGAAAACCAACATGCCAACACTCTCATTGCGTACACGTATCAAGAAGAGCTTGCGGAGCTTCGCCGCCGTTATCCGCAGGCTCAGACGCTTGATGATGAGCGCGCCGTGGAACGGTGGAACGCAGGGCAAATCGAGCTGCTACTGGTGCATCCGAAATCAGCCGGGCACGGGCTTAACTTGCAGTTTGGAGGATCGAAAATCGTTTTCCTGTCCCTGCCTTGGTCGCTGGAACTGTACGAGCAGACCATCGGGCGTTTGCACCGATCCGGGCAGCGCCACGACGTCTGGTGCTACGTCATGCTCACCAACAAAACGGTAGACGAGAAAATTTGGGCGGCGCTGCATGACAAGCGCACGCTGTCGGATATTGCAATGGAGGAATTGAAGTGAAACGTGTAGATTTGTGGCGCGCCAAACTGAAAGCAGCGCAGGCGGAGATGAAGATCGTGATGCGGCAGGCCAACTCGATGGCCAAACGCCGTGCTGCGCTGGAGAAGTTGATCAACGATATGGAGACGAAAATTGGCGCTGTCTTGGCGAAAACTTAACGAGGTTCTTGCGGGCTTGTCTGAAGAGCAGGTGTTACGCATGCTTGAAGACGAACGCATAACACACCGTCGCGCGACGGTTTTGGAGCGGCTGCACCAGCGGTACACCATGCTGCGGGCAAGCCGAGAGCGTATTGAACTACTAAAGGAAGCTAAACGACTATGACCACGAAACGATTTGCCCGCACCTTGGAAGAAGCATTTGGCCCCGGCCATCGAGGCGGCATCTACGAAGCGCCTTCGGAATTTGGCTTGGTTGACAAAATTATCACTGGCGTGTGCGGCGTGATTTTGTTTGGCCTGTTCATTGCAATTATCAAGGGGTGGATATGAGCGGCCCGTACTTTGAGACGTGGTCGCACGAGAGCCTCGCCAAGTTCGCCAACGAGGCGTACCTTAAACTGCAAAAGCAGGAGCAGGAGCTGCACGAGCTGCGGCTGCGCGAGAAGAATCCGTGGCCGTTCCCCAGGCGCGGCAACTATCCAGATGATATGCCGGAGGCGCTGCTATGAGTATTGACGCAATGAAGCAGGCGCTGGAATATTTGGACAGCCCGTCATCTAAGCTGTGGCCTGCTGGTACTCAGTACAACATCATCACCACCCTGCGCCTCGCCATTGAGCAGGCCGAGAAGCAAGAATCGTATTGGAAAGAAGAGGCGAGGCGTTATGCAGGCAACGCAGATTTCTGGAGGGAAAAGGCCGCCCTTGTCGCCGCAGCCGAACGCGAGGCGTGCGCGCAGGTGTGCGAAAACATCGGTGATTACGATGAAAACGTGGATGAGTACTACTCAGACATTTACGCCACCGCCATCCGCGCAAGAGGAGAGAAGGCATGACCCTGTTACCGATCATCATCTTTCTGTTGGCCACCGCAGTCTTGCTATTGGTAACGATTCCGTTCGTGATGCTTATGGTGGAGACCCGAGACGAACTGTGGACGAACATCAAGTTCTGGGCGGTGGTTGTCGCCGCGTGGGCAATCGTCTGGTTCGCGGTGAGCTATGGGCAGTAACGTCCGCATCAACAGGGTGCGAGAGGTTCTACGAGCATCAGAAGGGCTGACCGTGGCGCAGATTGCAGAGCTTGCAGGCACCGACCCGACGCACGCCCACAGGATCGTCAATAAATTGCCCGACGCCTACATCGACCGCTGGCTCAAGACCGGCAAACGCTTTGCGGCCGTCTGGTGCGTGGTCGTCCCGCCCCCGCACTGTCCCAAACCTGAAAAAAAGAAATGATCGACTACTCCTACCCCTGCATGATGGCCGAGCGCGCCCTCAAAGACCTTCACAACGCCGCCATTGAAGGGCGGATGGACGACGCCCTAGAGCACGCCTTGGTGGCGATGGCCGAGGCGCGCCTGACCTACCAGGCGTTACGCCATATGCAAGGCGGCATCTCGCACTTCAGCGACGCGGCGCCCCCAACCCTTACCGAACGTATCCCAAGTCGGTAGGGATTGCATGAACGCCAGGCGCGTCTCCTGATACTTCTCAACGATCTCTTTGGCGTCCATCGCAGCCACCTTGGCAAGCGTGCCGGCGCCGATTGCCCCGTCCGGCACAGCGCCCACGGCCTGTTGCAGCCACTTGGCCGCACGGCCTGGGCCGCTGTTAATCGCGGCGTCGAACACGGCGTAGTCCACGCCAGTGGGCAGCTCGTCGCCTTTGATCTTGTCCCAGTACTTGGTCTTGTACATGGGGCCAACGATCTCAGGCGTCAGCGCGCGCATGGCCTTCTCGTCCACATCATGGCCGACCCACTCCTCCCAGACTTTCTTGGTGACGCCCAGGTTGGTCATGCCGCCTGGATCGCGGGGGTGGTTGACAAAGCCGCCCTCGTGGTGGAGGATGGCCTTCAGGGCGTCGTCAAAGTTGTCTTTCATTTCTTTCCTAACATTTCAGTTTTAGCTTGAGAGCCAGCAGACGATCCAAAATAATACGCAATGATGCCCGTCCACGCGGTGCCGAGCGAGCCGAGCATCATTAGGATGGCCGGGTTGTTGCTGTCCACCTTGCCCAACAGCATCATGGACAAGATGCCGAAGAAGCCCGCCGTTACCGCCGCCGCCAGCAGAGGCGGAATCCAAGAGCGCGTCGCCACCTGCATGTCGCGGGCGCTTTTGCGGTCGTCCACCTCCAGCTTGGCGAAGTTCAGGCCCAGCTCGTTGGCCTGTTTCTGAAGTTCGATCTCGGCCAGCTTGACCTGGGCGATCTGGTCAGCCGTCAGCTTGTTGTTGTTGATGAGGTCGCCCACGTCCTTCTCATCAACGCCAATGGCCTTGGAGATAGCCGAGACGGCCATGCCTGCCAGCGGGCCACCGAGCGCCGTAGCGATGGTAGGTGCAATCTGTTTGAGCCATTCCATTACTGTTTACTCCTCGATAACATGGTTGCTGCAATCTGCAAGAGGACGCGGTACTGGTCCACATCCGGCGGTTCTTCTTTCCATCCCACGGTGATCTGGCCGACCAGCTTGCCCGGCTCTGGCGGCACGCCCACCCGGCACCCGTAGGTCATGCCCTTTTCCATGTACCACAGGCCGATCTCAGACTGCGCGGTCTTGTAGTGGCCACACGGAACTTCGCTTGCCATGAGCGCCACAACATCCCGGTTATTGGCGACGTTGGCGGTGAAGAGGCCCACATCCAACCCCTCATGCGTCTTGTCGCGTCCTTCTTTGGTGTAGGCCCGGTACAGCACGCGGGTGCCAAACATGGGGTTTACCTTGAAGATGGCGACAACTTGTGCCTCGGTGTTTTTAAACAGGTGCGCCGCCGCGTCTTCGACCCGGTCTTCGGCAATGGTCGGCAACTTCTTTTGTTCTTTGTACGCGCCAAGCAGGAACGCTTGGTTTTGCCAGACGAAGTAGCCGACGAAGGTGAAAACGGCCATCAGCAGGATGGCGAACAGTTTGAAGGGCGAGTCAACGTACCCGAGAATCTTCTCGATCAGGCTGTTGGGGTTGACCTTCTCCTCGCTCACGACATGGCCTGTCTGACGATGAAGATGATGATGAAGCCAAGGATGCAGA